TCTCAGAAGAGTTGAAGTGAAAGATGCAAAGCTAGACGTTGATGGCAAGTATCAAGATTCTGACAATCAAGATTTTATCCAGATGTATACGGAGATCTTTTCTGAGCTGGAAAATTAAAGTTAGGGTGATGAAAACTTTGATATAAAGGTATCAGAACTAAAGACTGCAATGCCTTTCAAAGGAAATAAACCTCCACCTCCAAAATATGCCTTTGCTGAGTGCAGAAATAATCATATGGTTGGAATCGTTGTTGATCAAAGATTTTATAATAGTCCTTTTAAATACTGGGATGGAACAGATGTAAAACAAAAAATTGGTAGTGAAATATCAAGACCAGTAACAATTTTTGAATATGAATCAGACGAGAACGAAAAGAAAAGAGAAATCTTTTTACTTAAGCCAAGATACTTAGATGCTTTTCTATCTGACTTCAGAAAAACTAATCTGTATGGCAAGTCAAGTGATTTTATTAACAATAGATTAAAGAAAACTGGAGTATAAAAAAAGGGGGCGTAAGCCCCCTTTAAAGTATCAATCTTCTTCAGCCAGACGGGCAAAGTAACTTAGTGCATCGTCATCATCTTCTGATTTTGGTGAGGTGAAGTCATCACTACGCTCACGAGTTGCGACAGCAACAGGAGCAGGATCTTCATACTCTTCAGATTGAGTTTGACGAGTCGCTGGAGCAGCACCAAGAGCACTGTCCATACGAATTTGAAGATCTTCGTAGCTTTTGAACTCACTGGGAGCAGTGAATGCTTCCAGAGAATATGTTTGCTTCCAAAGTGATTCCATCTCATCATCGTCACTACTAAGAGCGGCAGGAGAAATGAACTCAGAAGCATCATAGTTCCAGTAACCACCAACGGTCTTGATTTTAATCTTGAAGTTGGCGCCCTCCCAGAAGTCAAAGACATTCACAGGAGTTTCATCTTGAAACTCAGGTTGCATGGCGGCGAGAATCTTGTCATGGATTTTCTTGCCATACTTGAAAAGCATTACCTTTCCATTGTTGTCAGGATTCTTTGGATCATTAACAACAAAGATGTTGCTGTAGTAAGAAAGTTTACGCTTACGATCACGAGCAGTTGCTTTATCAGACTCGTGACCACTATTCCACAACCGTGTGTTGGCAGCACAGATGGGGCACTTATCACCAAGAGTGGTAGGGCACCCATCAATCAGCCAGCCACCAGGACCTTTGAAAGCATGATTATAAACCTTCGCCCATGGCACTGTCTCCCCATCGGGAGCAGGCAAAAAACGGATAACGGCATAGCCGTTTCCAGAAGCGTCAAGTTCGGGCTTCCAGAGCCTATTGTCGGCACCAGTAGCGGTGCTGGACTTTTCAAGTTCCTTTTGTAGAAACTCAAAGTTACTCTGGGACTTACGCTTAAGATCAGCAAAAGACATACGGATTTCCTTAGATAAATTGGATTTGGCTTGTGTGACGCTGTATCACTTAGACATCATAGCACAGGCTCAGGGCAGCGTCAATCCCCCTGAGCCTCTAGTTGTTGTTTCATGACATGAATTTTTTCAATGAGATCATCAAACATTGAACCCATGTTTTGATTTGGTGTGGCACCAAGCATCACGGCAGCTTGCTTCATACTCTCTGCCATATCTACTGCTTCGGGATCGTCGCTAAGACAAACACGAGCATGAAATATTTTTTGTTTCTCAATGAGTTGTTCAAGAACTTCAAAGTATTGGCGCTTCTTTTCCTTGTTTAAAACAGGAAATGCTACCATAGATCTCATACAGAATTGTTGAAGTTCTGACATCTCCTGAAGATCTCCCCGAACCATTTCGGATTTAAAAAAGTCAGACATAATTAAACAAACATAAGTTTTGCTTTGGTTGTTTTCTTCATAAAGTTTAATTTTTGAGCATCAAACTTTAGTTTTTCTTTAAGTGGTTTTGAAATCAATTTTGAAACACTATCTATTTCAATTTCATTGGACTCACAAAAGTGAACAATAGCATCAATATAATTCATTGAATTTTCATGAGCTATTTTTTCAACCTCCTGAGCGAATCTGGTAGGCGTCATAAATTTATCCTCTAAGGTCTCTTTCATATCTGTTTTCGTAATCTCGTATGTACTCTTGTAACTTAATAAAATATTCTTTTTTTGGTGGCTGAATACTAACTTGGGTATCACCGCTTTCACAAGCGACGATAGTAACAAGCTGTTCTACTTTAATACTATAAAGTTCTTGAAGCATACAAGCGTATGCTATTTCTTGAACATAGTAGTCGTAAAGATACGCTTCTTTCTTTTCTTCGGCAGAAGTTTTGAAGTCAATAATAGAAAGCTTACCATTGTACTCAGCAATACAATCTACACGACCAGCAATTCCTAAGAAGTCGGAATATAACCCAGCCTCTTGCAAGTATATGTTATTTATGTTGTCAAGAATTTTCCGAGATGAATTAAACATGACCCAGATCAAAGGATACTCTTGATAAAGGTTTGAGTCATGTTCATTGTTAAGGTAGTTTTCTACCAGTTTGTGGTAACGATTACCACGAGTACAAGAACGTGAAGAAATCTGCTGGGCTTTTTCTTTCCCAACTCGTACTCTCCACTTAGCAAGAACCTCTTGCTTCTTGGGATTATTACTAATCACGGTGGTGACTGATTTATGCTTACTGCCAGTCGGCGTATTATAATAACGCCGACCATCAATATTAACGGTGTTCATTTCAATAGGCTCAATCAAGCCAACATGATTAAAGATTTTCATTAAAGACCTAAGTTAATTTTAGCAATGAGATAAGATTTGATAAGACCGGAACGAACAATGTCTTCTACGCCATATTCAATTTCAGAAAATTCTTTCATCTGTTGAAGAATACGTTGAAAATCAATGATACCCGAACGTTCGTGAGTACGTTGAAGGTCGGACTGACTGGCATCACCACAAAATAGAATTTTAGTATCTTCACCTACACGAGTGATGATTGAATCTAGTTCGTGGAAGTTCAAGTTTTGGCATTCATCTACAATTACAATAGCTTTGTCAAGTGTAGTACCACGAAGGAATGATGTGGACCAGAAGCTAATAGTTTCCTGTGACTTCAGGTTTTCGTAGAGCATATCAAATGCTCCATCATTAGGCATTTTAAACATGTACTTCACCATATTCTTATATGGAATCTGGTAAAGCGATGCTTTATCTTCGTGAGTACCAGGAAGGAAACCAATCTCCCTGGTAGCAACTAAAGAACGAACCACATATACTTTTTCGTATGGAGTATGTTCATCAAGAACATCACGTAGAGCAAGATATAGTGCCAGAAATGTCTTACCTGTTCCGGCAACACCATAAGCAAAAATGTTTTGACCTCTACCATATTCCTCAAACATAATACGTTGATTATCTGTTAAAGGTTCTATGTTTAAAAGATAGTCCGAACTAATTGGCTTTCTCCTTTTCATTTGCTTGTTGTTCATACCAGCAATATCGGGAGTGTTTGTTTTTCTAGCTCTTGGCATAATTGTTTATTGTAAGATTACCATTGTACTCGTGAACCGGGTGCTTTAGCCACTTTATTTTTCATAATATCCCCCCAACCAGGATGAGTTTTGCTCATCTTATCACGCCAGTCTCCGACTTCACCAATACTAGCACATCCTTCGTTCCAATCTTTTTCCCAACCAGGATTATCAATTTTCCATTGATCATACTCTGCCATTGTCATGTAGAGTTCTTGAGTTTCTTTAGTTTCTTTATGAATTACAGGATAAGTTGGCATAAATTTTAATAATGTGTATTGATATTTAGATTTATTGTAGCACATACTTCCAAATATATCCCTTATGGGTTTTCCGTTTATTTTGGCAAACCAGAGTTATTTTAGAAGTTGATGCATTATTTTTTTCGGCGGCAATAGTCATACTCTCGTAAACGTCAATTAAATTTTCATTAGAGTCATATTTCGCTATCTTTTTAATATTATGTGACATCCTCTTATAGGAAGAGATTTTTAATAAAGGTTGATCTTTAAATGTTTTCCACTGAAATCTCCCACAAGTTTGATATTCTCCTCTAGTTGCGGCACTGATACCTCTGCAATCTTTACCAAAAACATCATAAGAAGCATCTCGACAACTATTATAAATTTTAATCAAATTTCCATCTAAATCATAACAAGCAACTTTTTTTGAGTTGCTTTTTTTAATTGCACTTTTCCATTTATCACCGTGTTTTTTA